CCTGTCGTTCTGCTGGTGGCCTGAGTAACTGCGCCACCCGTCCCAGTCCCATAACCAAGGCCCGCAGTATCCTTGGTCATCGTGAAGCCGGTATCGGCAACTCGACAGATTTCGGCGACAGTCGCCGCGTTAGCCGCAGCACCAAACCGAATCGTACCACCGCCGTCTACACCCGCCGAGGACGAAAGGATGTAAGCGCCAACCGCCGCGTTAGTGGCGTCTGAATTGTAAAACTCAATTTTACCAATCGGCTGATTGGCGGCAGACGTGGTGTCGGTATCAGTGAATCGAAGGGTGTTTACCGGGGTATCCGAAGCCGCTCCCTGATTACTCCCCGCAAGATCCAGTAGCTTTTGGGGGTCAACAAAAGTATTACCAATTCCAACATACCCGTTAGAATCAATACTTACTCTTGTCGTTGGGTTTGTCCCTGCCGCTGCCGTGGTAGCAAAAAGTATTTTCCCGGGAACAGAACCATCAGCAACGGTTCCATCGCATCGCGCAGTAATTCTAGCGGCGGGAGCGAATTCGGAACTAGTAGAATTTCCGTCAGCCCCGCACCAGAGGATGTCTCCAAGATTGGTGCCAGAGGCTACAGCCGTGTAAGACCCCGCCGTTGCATTACTGCTTCGACTAAAATTTATGATATTTGCAAAAGTAGTGTTTGTAGACCATGTAAATAGACCAAAACTACCCTGTGTGCTGCCCGCAGTATGTCCTTGAATTCCCGGTGTATACACGGCGGAACTAATCCCAACCGTAGAAACAGCGGAGGTGTAGCCTTTGACTAAATTTCCAGACGCGTCAACTACGAAAGGCGTCGCGTCAGGATTGGTGCTGTCTTCGACTAACAGCGCGTTACCCGTGCCAAGCTGCGTGACGCGCAGAGCAGCATTAGTGTTGTCGGTGACGCTGATTACTGTGCTACCGCCGAAGTAGTTCGGTGCACTGCCTGCGGCGTAAAAACCGTAGCGACTAGTTCCAGAAGCGCCTAGGTTAGTGTAAAAAGCGTAATTAGTAGTCGCGTCGGTAAGGCTGTTTCCAACTATAAATCCATATTGATTATCTACAGTAGCGCTAGTTCCTTTCGCTATACCATAAGTAAGATAAGCATAATAAGCCTCTAATGCAGTAGAGGCTGAGGTGCTGGGGTTTGCATTATAAGAAACATGTGTTGATCCTATCCCGGATACAGCGGAAGAAAGAGTTACTGTATCTTCAAAGGTGATTCTATAACTTGCCCCAGTAGGCCCAGTGTCTGCCCCGTCAACTCGTACCGCTGTAGGACTGGATGAATTAAAATTAAACCTAGCGGATGTCGCGGAAGTATTTCCAATCTGTGTATTGTCAAGGGTTCCGCCTGTAATTGCCGGAGTTGTGATCGTCGGACTCGTCGCAAATACAAGTGCTCCGCTGCCCGTCTCATTGGTAACCGCTGCAGCAAGGTTTGCAGAAGAGGGGGTTGCTAAAAACGTCGCGATCCCTGTTCCCAGTCCAGAAATGCCGGAGGAAACAGGCAGCCCCGTGCAGTTCGTCAGCGTTCCAGAAGTAGGCGTTCCAAGAACAGGGGTGACAAGAGTCGGACTCGTTGCAAAAACAAGCGCTCCACTGCCCGTCTCATCAGTAACCGCCGCAGCAAGGTTTGCGGAAGAGGGAGTTGCCAAAAACGTTGCGACCCCAGTTCCTAATCCAGAAATTCCGGAGGAAACGGGAAGCCCCGTGCAGTTCGTCAGCGTTCCAGAAGTAGGCGTGCCGAGGACAGGAGTAACAAGAGTTGGGCTGGTGGCCAAAACGTTGTTGCCAGTGCCTGTATTGGTAACGCTGGCCACATTCTTGTTCGCATCAAGCGCAAGCGCCGTGCTGGCAGTCAGCGAAGATACCGAAAGATTCCCTACCTGCAGGTTTTCTAGCACATTGTAGATGTAAGACGTGCTACCGCCCCCAGAACAACGCACAACGATGTCTTTCCCGTTCGGGATCTCGTAGTCACGAGCAGCGTCATACGTCCCTTGGAACAGCAAAATACTGCGGCTTCCCGAAAGCCCGTTCCGAATAAAGTAATACCCCTCAAAATCATTTGGGGTAATCTGGACGTAGGTCGTGCCTCCAAGGTCTCCCGCGTCCACGAATTCAACAATCCTGTTCCGCCCGTTAGACGCTGCAAAATCCGCAACATTGAGCGTGTTCGGAGAACCAGAACTACCCGCAGAAGCAAGCGTAACGCTGACATAACCAACAATGGCCGTGTCAAAATAATCAAAATTGGTATTGGTCGAATCGCCCCACGTGCCGGATTCGTCGCCCGTGGTGATTTGCTTGATGCCAAGATTCGTATATGTAGCCATTATCGCTCGCTCCTATGCTACTCGTGACCATGTCGTGGTCTGGGAATCGTCTACAACAGACCACCCCGGGGAAGAAGTTCCCTCTACGGCAGCCCATGCGGGTGTCTGTGAGTCTGAAACAGTCAGCCAGTTGGCTGTTTGGGCGTCATTGACCACGGCCCAGCCGGGGGTTTGATTGTCGTTTATTGTCGCCCAAACAACAACATAGCCCAACTGACCAAGGCCCACGACGCCAGAAAGAGTGGATACCGATACAGTTCCCGCCGCTCCAGAGCAACTTACCCCAGATACGGATACCAAAGTTGTCGGGAGCGCGGACGCAGTACCAACCTGACCTATTCCAGAAACCCCCGTTGTTTCGTAAACAACGCTTTGGGAGGTCTGAACCTGCCCCGCCGCGCCTGCTGCTTCTGTCCCGGTAACCGATATAAACGTACCGGTCGTGGTAGAAACTGTTCCAAGGGCCGTGGTCCCTTGGACTCCAGTCGTCAAGAAAGAAACGTTCTGTGCGGTAGATACCGTTCCGACTTGGCCAGATCCAAATACGCCAGTAACCACATAGGTCACGTTTCCAGACGCTTGAACTGTGCCTACTTGTCCTGTTCCAGAAGTCCCAGAAACCTCGATAAGATTCCCAGTGACAATCGATACCGTACCAGAGTTGCCAGTTCCCCCAACTCCGGTCGTCAAGAACGAAACGTTCTGTATAGTAGAGACCGCCCCTACTTGACCTGCTGCAAATACCCCAGAAACGTTTATTGTGACGGAAGAAAATGCCGTCACGGTTCCAATTTGGGCGGTACCACTTACCCCCAAAACCGTGTAATTAACATTCTGGCTGGTAGTAACCGTACCAACCGCACCTGTACAAGAAACACCGGAGACATCACCGTAGGTGATGTCTCCTACCGCATACCCTGATATCCAGTATCCGTATTCAACATATTGGTCAGAGTAGGCGCTCACCTAATTGCTCGTCAGTCCGATGGAGGAAGCCATGGCAAGTCTACAAACTGCGGAGACGGTGTTTTTTGACCTTCAATCTGCGCGGCCACCATCTGCTCATATTTTTGCACGCCTGAAGAACCAAGGGCCTCCAGTGTCCAAGTCACCGCTTCCTGTTCTGTAATCTGATCAAGCGGAATAAAGTTTCCGGGGTTCGGAGGAAGCAGCCTGCAATCGCTTGAAGCATTGCCTTTAAGTCCGTTCTCTTCCCCAGTGCATGTGAAGTAGCTGATAACTACTACGTTATCCAAGCTGCCCTCAGTGACGGCTTCCATCGCGGTCACCGTCCACGTATACGTAATCATTGGTTATCTCCTTCAGGGGCCTTCGGAATCTGGCTCTCGGCCTGCGATTTTATCTTGACTACCAAGGGCCACGCGCCAGAAGACGTGGGCAACTGCCCAAGGGTCTGCAAAATAGCGTTTACTTCCTCTACGGAAAGCGTGAGTTTAATTTCCATTTCTCCTCCTTACGGTATAGTTGATGCAAGTAAATAGTATACGGTGCCATTAAACCGGACTGCGATGGTTCGGTTGGCGGTCGGCGTCCCGGTTCCGACGTTTGTCCCTTCTGTATAAAAACTTGGGATTGTGTTTCCTGCGCTTAGGTCGGTGCTGTAAAGCTGAATTGTGTCAGCAGGGCCAGTCGTCGGGGCTGTTCCTGTGGCTATGCAAATAGTGTTTGTAGCACTTGTTCCAAATACGTTAGACCCAATTCCAACATTTCCATTAAAATAATTAGCAGCAGTCCCAGCAGCGTAGAAATTCCACCGCTGAGAAGCAGCCGCAATGTTGCTGTAAAACCCAAAATTGTTTGTTGCGTCAGTGACTGAGCTTTCTACAAAAAATCCGTACTGGTTTGTGATTGTTGAACTTGCGCCTTTAGTTTGCGGATTTACATAAAAATGAGTTAGTTGGCCAAGTGTGAACGCCGCATTCTGAGTGATTGGTCTACTCATTATTCCGCGAAAACCGCTTGTTACTGAGCTTCCAATCGTCGCGTCAATAATTTGAGCATTAGAAAACGCAGAATGATTTATGGTCCCTGCAATCCTAAGCGGGTCTCCGGTCGTCGTTGCGCCTATTCCAAGCGGCCCCGCAAAGTAATTCGGCGCAGAACCATTTGCGTAAAAGTTCCACCTCAGGGAGCCAGAAGCGGCAATGTTTGAAAAGAAACCAGCGTTTACACTGGTCGCAACGGTGAGCCCTGCCTGCGTAAAAAATCCATATAAATTTGTGATTGATGAGCCAGCTCCAAGCGATGTAAAACCTGCTGCGTAGTTGGCTATCGTTCCGGCAGTGAACGATGCTGCTGCTGTGGAAACTCGACTGCTAATACCAAACGATGAACCCGTCGCATTTGATGGCATCGTGACATCTGACCAAAGCCCGTATGCAACACTAGAGCCTGTGGTTGGAAGCGTTCCGATAAGAGATACTTCCGCGCCTGCAACAGCTGAGGCAATGGCGCCGTTTAATACTGTCAGCCCTGTCGCGCTTAAAGTAGTAAAATTGCCTGCCGCCGGAGTAGTTCCGCCAATAGCTGGAGGAGATGCCAGATAAGTAGAAAACCCAGTCCCAGAAACAGTGCTGGAGGCGCTTAGGGTAGTGAACGCTCCTGTATTAGCCGCAGTCGATCCAATCGCTGGAGGCGAAGCAAGATAGGTCGAAAACCCCGTTCCAGAAACTGTACTAGAGGCGCTTAGGGTAGTGAACGCTCCTGTATTAGCCGCAGTCGATCCAATCGCTGGAGGCGAAGCAAGATAGGTCGAAAAACCCGTTCCAGAAACAGTGCTGGAGGCGCTTAGGGTAGTGAACGCGCCAGCGGCAGGGGTAGAGCCCCCTACAGCTCCATTGATAGGGCCTGAAAACGCGGTTGCAACTATCGTCCCACTGGCGTTTATCGCATTTCCCGCGCCAGACTGAGTAACACTTAGCGCGTTTCCAGCGGTGGTAACGCTAATGGATACAGGAGAGGTGCCTGTAAGCTCTACTTTGTCCGTGTTGAGATTGATAAAGTTACTATCAACCTCGTTGTGGGTAAGAGGGGAACCCTTTCCAGCCCTTGTTACAATCGTCGCCATTACGGTTACCCTCTGTTACGTGATCAACGCCTCCTACTGCCCCTCAGGCTGAGGCTTATGCAATGCGAATAATGGCGTCGGTTGCGTTTGGCGATGGAAATTGAATAACAAAACTGCCAGAAGTAACCGTTTTTGTTCCGCTAAACGTCAATACACATACCGCTCTGTTAGAGGAGGACGTGTTGTAGATCAAAGCACCATCTGCACTGAAACTAGCGGAGGTCCACGTAGGATCGTTGCTGAAATCAGTGTAAGCGGTGGTACTCGATGACGTTGGGGTGACATTCGTAAGCGCAACACCCCCTGCGGTATACCCCGTCCCAGACGTTTCGTCTGAAGCGCCTGTCAAATTCGAGTAGTTTGTGGTCGCTGCCCCATAGTCTCCCGTCGGAGAAGCCTTGATGAGCGCAATCTTAAAGGCATTACCGGTAGAAGCGGTGAAATTGTGCGTCGCGGTCATCAATTCGACCTTGAACGACGTGCACATTGCATTGGTAACGGAACCCATGGCATTTTCTCCTAGTCGATATCGACTATTTTGTCGGCAATCTGTGCAAGTCCTTCCTTCTTAAGAAGGTCGGCAATGGAAAGACGTTCGGAACGAGCTGAACGTTTCATGTAAAAAACAAGAATGGCCCGTAGTTTGTCCTGAAACGCGAGTGCCTGCTCTCGCAAAGGCATTGGCGTGTCTGCCGAGATGCTAATAATCTTTCTCAGCGCCAGATCAGCCAGTTCTTCTGGGTTCAGGTCACGATTGTTGGTGGTTACAACAGTTGCAACCCCAACGGAAACGGTAGATGCCTCTCCAAACATATGTTTTCCCCCTATCTTACGGTCCCGGACTATCGCTCTTCAGGTACAAACGAGTCATTCCGTCTCGATATTCGTCTCTACGGCGGCGACCCTGCTGTTCAAGGCCAAGACCCTGCAGCGCCTGAGCATAACTCTTCTCAAAATACTCCAGCATCTCCCTCGGACCCTTCGTGTAGCTGTACGCTTGTATCAAACAGGCGTAAAAAAGGGCTTCTGGGGAGTTGGTGCTAATCCAAGTGGTCGTATTTGTCGAAGAAAGCTGCGCGGGACGTGCGATATACCCCAATTCTACCGTAAAAC